TTTCTTGGTGCTTTAACTGTTGCACCATTAGTTGGACTTGATGTCAATGCTATTCAACTTGCTGCACTATCAGGTGCATCTGCTGCTTTAGTAGTTGTCAAGGAATTTGCTAAGAAAAAATTATCTAAATAAAAACTATCTCACTAGCACTGTATACTATTAGTAACAGAGCTAAGGAGGAACAATGCCTAATATACCTGAAGAATGGGGTAACAATTTCTTTAAGTCAGGGTGGCAACCAGGACTTGAAGTTAACGAACAGACTGGATTTGGAGAAATCACACATGTTGGAACAGACCCAGACTATAGAAATAAGTTTGATTCTATTCTTAAAGAGTGGGGATTTGACCCTGAACATTATGAAATAGAAGGTTCAGTTCGTGCTTCCAGTTGGAATGTACAACTTAAAGGTGGTAGAACAGAAACTTTTTATGCGTTTAAAGGAATAGTAAAGAAGAAAAGAAAAGGACACGACAAATATTTTCAGCAGTTGTTTAAACAAGCTAGTAAAAAAGCACCAGTTGTATCTAAGTTTAAACAAGGTGATACTGCGTTTATGTTCTTTATGTCTGACTGGCAGTTAGGCAAAAAAGATTTTGGTGTAGAGAATACTATCAATAGATACGAAAGAGCACTACAAGATTCTGTTAATAGAATAAAAGACTTGCGTAGACTAGGTGTAGATATAGACGAGATATATATGGTAGGACTTGGCGACCTCACAGAAAACTGTACACCACATTTTTATGAGAGCCAACCACACAATGTTTCGTTGTCATTGATTGAGCAATACGCATTAGCTAGAGCTTTAATTATGAAAACTATAGATACATTCTTACCACATGCTAACAAGCTGGTATTAGCAGGAGTACCTGGTAATCATGGTGAGATGTCTAGGACCAGTAAAGGACAAGTAGCTACTAATAGATTAGATAACTCTGATACTATGCACTTGCAAATATGTAGAGAGATTATGTCTGCTAATCCAGAACGATATGGAAAAGTAGAAGTTAATATTCCTGATGGCTTCCATCAAACTTTAATAGTCAAAGGTAAGAAGATTAGCTTTTCCCATGGTCACATGACAGGTGGCTCTGGTGGTAATCCAGAATCTAAGATAGAGAACTGGTGGAAAGGTCAAATGTATGGGTGGTTACCTCCTGGAGATTCAGAGATATTAGTTACTGGACACTATCATCATCTTCGTATGAAACAACAAGGAGATAGAACTTGGTTTCAAGCACCATCTATAGACAAGAGTATAGACTTTACTGAAAGAACTGGACTATGGTCTCATCCTGGCGTCCTTACTTTCACCATTAGTAATAAAGGTTGGGATAACTATTACCCTTTATAAAAATTAAAAGGGTAGTTGTTTAAACAATTTGGGATTTCCTTGGAAGTCTAACTCGTGGTAAGTACCCCAGTGCTTCATTTCTCTCCACATCTTTTGTACTACTTCAAATGGAATCCATTTAAATGCTTTATAAAAACTATTGTAATAATAAATCCCTACTGATACTTGTTTAAACTGCTTGGCTTTCTGGTGCATTTGATACAGCTTTTGATAATCATCTAACTTAATCTTCTTAGTTCCTTTAACTTCGCACAATCTCAGCTCACCATTGATATATACTAGGTAATCTGGTATCAGTATTATGTATGTGTATATCCAGAATAAAGGTATGCTATGCTCCCATGGGCTAGTAGCAGTCTTTAACCAGTCCTTTTGTTTAACTAATCCTAATTGTGTAAGATAAAGTTCAAACATATCTTCTGCTTGTTTACCTACTTTATCTTTAATCCTATCTTGGTAATCTCTTTCGTGCTGTTCCATGTTTCTTAACCTTAATGTTTCCCCACTTGTCCTTGGTAATAATGTCTTTGGTTTCTTTATCACTGACACAAGGCAATCCATCTTCGTGCTGTTTAAACTGGTAGCCACATACTAGGCAGGGCTCATGTCTATTGTATTCGTATTCAACAATAGACATGAGTTGTTGTAATGAAAGGGCTACATTCCTGCCTTGCGTTTCAACCTTGTTGTTTAAATTACTTATTGTCTTTACCACTAAACATATCTTTTAACATATCTTTTATGTCATCAATATGTCTTTGTCTTTGCTGTTCTAGTGATTTAATAATCTCTTTAGTCTCATATAGATTTAAAGTTTCAGTGTATCTTTTTTTGCTGTGTATAAACTTCACATCTATTACATACAAATCTCCCCAGTTCAAATAGATTTCACCTTGGGAATTAGGAAGAGTAAACTCTATTCCTCCTCGTTCTTTTGTTGTTTGTTGTGATACCCAGTTTGTAATATCAATGTCTAATTCATTAAATATACTTATCAGTCCTGTATATCCATAAGTATTTTCAACACTCTCTACTGTTATCTTATTATCAGAATGGGATTTCATTTTGTTTACCTCCTTGGTCTGCTCTCTTTACAAGTGCATGACACTCTCTAAATGTCCATTGATAAGGATTATTCTCATCAACTTGTTTGTATCTTGCTCCACAGTATTTGTTACCATCAACATCTGTATAAAATATGTCGTTGTTTAAACAAATACTTGGTGCTTTGTGCTTTGTATCTGGCTCTTGGGGTATATCAAAATTATGATTTGGGTAGCGTTCTTTGAGTCGCTGTTTTAATTTATCAATACCCCTAAAGCTAGGTGATTCTAAAGCCATGAATCTGGAACAGCTCTTTCTGTATTACTGCTACCAATGTAGCCACCCCATCCACAACCATCAGAATTGTAGCTACTGCATGTAAAGTCTGGTATGTTTTTAAACTTCTCATCACTAGCTTTCTTCTCCCTGTTGTCCTCAATATAATCACTCTTGTTACAGTTTGGGCATAACTTAACTGGGGTAGTATCAAAGACTTGACCAACTACATCTTCTATACTTGGCTCTGATTCTTCCTCTGGTATTAACTGTTCAAACAAATCAATGTATTGTCCAATGGTATCGTTATCCCACTCTTCTACATCTTTACTATTTCCAGCTTCAGTAAACTGCTTGAAAGATTTTGCTTTTACTTTCTTCTCTACTTCAGCATTAAGACCAAAACCATTAATGATATTTGCTATCTGCTTGGCTTTGTTTAAACTACTATCTTCGTTATATCCAATAGACTCTTCAAACTTAGCCATAGATTCTGCTAACAATTCTTCATCAGCTTTGTTCTCTTTCTTACGCATGTCTACTTTGGTAACTTCTACTTTATCTTCTTGGTTACCTACCTTAGACATCTCTTCTTTGCTAGGTCTAGGTTTATTGCTACCTTGATACTTCCAGTTAGCTAATGCTCTACCTATAGCAGATGTTTCGCAGTTCTCCATCCATGCGTCAGCGTTAGCAAACCCACCTTGTCCTTTAGTTTCTTGTGCTATACCAGTTGATACTGGTCTTGCGTCTGTTTCTACTTTATAGATTTGTGCTTGAATTGTTACACAACTTCCATCTTGCGTGATGTGGATTATATCTGTTTCAATTCTTCCCTCTGGATTTTCATTCCAGAATACTTTTAATCTATCTTCTACTGTTTCGTAGTTCTCTAAGTTAAACTTAGCCATATTATTCTTCCTCCAATTTATTATTTAATGAATCAATTATTTTATATACTCTTTGTCTACTTACTTGTAGTATCTTTGAACATTTAATAACTGATAACTTCTTATTCTCAACAGTGTACTTCAATAGTCTAGCTCTTTGCTCTGACAATTTTTGCTCCTGCTTTCTTATACTATTAATCTGTTCTGTTAATGAAAATAACCTATCACCATGCTTACCATCTGGTATCTGTTTAAACAACAACTCAACTCCATTGGAATAAACAGTTGTCTCATCATCATTAATTATTTGTAAAGACATCTTCACCTCCTTCATAAATGTCTCTCTGTAATTCGTTTATGAATGCTACTGCGTCCTTGTTTAAACGAACAACCATAATATTATTTCTGTATAGTAATTGATATATCAATAGGATTGCTCCAGTTAATATAGCCATAACAACTAAAAGAAAAAATGGTAACACTAAATATAATTCCATTACTCCTCCTCTA